ATGATTGAAATTTTTTCTATTTTTTCTTATAATTCTGTAGCCATTTATGTAGCCAAAGTAAAAAAGCTAATTCTGGCTACAAAAATACTAAAAAAAGGTTTTTTTAATGCTAACTCAAAAAGATATAGACAATTTAGAAATAAAAGATAAAAGGTATATGATTAGCGTAGGAGAACCAAAAGAATTATATGTCCGAGTTAATCCAACGGGTAAAAAAGTTTTTTATTTAAGAGCTTCAAAATTTAAAAATTTTATAACAATAGGGGAATGCCAAAAAGGTGTTTTAAATGTTACAAATGCAAGAGAAAAAGCAAAAGATCTTTTAAAATCAATGTATGATGGAAAATTTATCGGCAAAAATGATAAGGTTATGACACTTGAAAAAGCAAATTTTCTTTATGTTGATATAAAATCTAAAAAATTAAATTCAGCTACAATTAAAAAAGAACAGTCAATTTTTAAAAAATATATTATTCCAACTTTGGGACAAAAAGATATAAATGAATTGAAAAAAGATGATTTTTTACCTATTTATGATTTAATGCAGAAAAAAGGAATATACGAAACAATAAATAAAAATATATCTTTGCTATGTAGGATATTTGAGATTAGTAGACAAAGAGGTGACTTAAAAACAGATATAATACTTCAATTGAAAGATTTAAAGAAATTTTACAATGAAGCAAATCACAATAAAGTTAAACATTTTAAAGCTATAGTAGAAGAACAAGAAATAAGAAATATGTTAGAATGTATGAAAGAATATAAAAATCATCCACGGACAAATACAACTATAATTAATGCAATTTATTTTACGCTTTTGACAGCACAAAGAAGTAAAAATATTCGATTTGCTAAATGGAGTGATATTGACTTTGAAAACAATCTTTGGATTATAAAAGCAGATGAAATGAAAGTAAGATCTAATGGTGATAATATTATCCCTTTAAATAAATATGCTTTAAAGATACTAGATATACAAAGAATTTTAAATGGAGATAAAAAGTATATTTTCGCTAATAATAATGGAACTATTAGTGAGAATTTTGCTGTAAGATTTTTTAAATTTTATAATTTAGAGCACACTATACATGGATATCGTTCTACTTTTAGAAGTGTTTATACTAATAAAAGCAATGAGTTAATTCAGCAAGGTATTAGTAAAGATATAGCAGAAATGATATTACATCATATAAGCGGCAATGAAATAGAAAGGGCTTACAACAGAGCCAAGGCAATTGATTTAAGAGCAAAACTTATGCAATGGTATGGAAATTACTTAAACTCTCTTTGTGAGTTTTGCTTTTAATGTCTCTTAGCTTTAAGCCATTTTTCTATTTCTTTTATTTCATATCTTATGGATTTTCCTATGCGAATGTAAGGTATTTTACCATCTTGTCTTAACTTAAATAATGATGTTATACTAACTCCTAAATATTCGCTCAATTCTTTTTCTCTAAAATATTTTTTAACCATTTTCAACTCCTAATCTTTTATCTATAATTTCAAAAATAGTATCCTTGTAATAACTCCAAAGCCATTTCTGTTCTTCATCTTCTAAATCATCAACGCTTAAATTACGCCATTCTTTTATTGTTTTAGTATCACAACCTAAATTCATCATAGTTTTTGTAAAAGTCATAACATAGGTATCAACGACAACACTAAAGATATTTTTCATATCTCCTATACAATCCCTAAGATCTACATTTTCAAATATACAATTTTCAAATTCTGTTCTTAAAAAATTACAAAAATGGAAACTTGCTCCACTAAAATCGCAATCTATAAAAGATGTATTTTTACTTGAAATATCATTTAAATTAGCATTTTTAAAACTAGCTCCATTTATAAATGCATTATTAAAATCTAATCCACTTAAATTTATATTTTCCAAGTTTGCATTATTTAAAGAAATCCCTTCTAAAATACAATACTCAACTAATTCTTTTTCACTTTTCCTATCATTTTCGATAATGATAGTTTCATCAAGTCTTTTTAAAATTCCCATCTCATCTCCTTAATATTTTTCTCCATTTTTCTTCGTATTCTTCATAATTTTGCCAATAATTAAGCTCTTTTTCAAGCTTATTTAAAACAGCTTCAAAAACAGTATCTTTTCCTATTTTTTCGGCAAATAAACTCATTTCCCATTCTTTTATGCAAACCATATCATAATCCTTGGCTAAGATTTTTCTAAGTTCTAGTAATTCTTCCTTGCTAAGTTTTCTTTTAAAGCTTAGCTCCTTTTTATGTTCTAAGTCGTATTGTAAGGCTTTGATTTTGTTTTCATAATGTTCCTTTTGTTGTTTAAGCTGTGATTTATAACCTAAGCTTTGATGAAAAGCTAGTTTTTGCATTTTCTCTTGTTCAAGGTTTTTTAAGCGTTTTTCACATTCTATAAAATAACGCCTCGCTTGTCTTCCTTTTTCGTTATTCTCAACCATGCAAAGCTCTTTTGCCATATCTAAGGTTACATAATATTCTTTGCGTGGGCGACCTTTTGTATAAACAAGTTCTATAATGTAGTCTTGATTTTCGATAAAACTATAATGACTGATACGATTTTTAATCCAATTAGCAAATTCCTGTTCAGAATTTATAATTTTATAAATTTCTCTAGCATTTACGGAATTTATTTCTGCACCTATTTTTTTGTTGTAGATTAATGGACATTGCATAAATTATACTCCTGTATTGTTTAATCTACAAAAGTATAATAAATTAATATTTATATATTGCTTAAATATTTTAAAGTATTTATATAAAATATTATAATATTAAAATAAAATACTTTTTGATAAATTTATCAAAAAGTCTATTTTAAATTTTCTCTATCCTTTCTATCAATAAATGATAAATATATGTTGTAAGTGGAACACCTACTTCATCTGCTTTTTTTTGCAATTCATTTTTTAATTTGTCACTAACCTTTAATTGTATAAGATTGCTACCTCTGCTTTCTTTTTCTACTGAAGAAAAATGTAAATCAAATATATATTTATAGCTATCTTTAAACCATTCTATCCACATACCTACAGATTTTCGATTAAAAAACAAATTATCATTATCTTCTAATTGCCATTCTTTATATATACTATATATTTTTTCATAAGGGTTTGTTTCCTGTATATGGATTTTTAAGCCATAGTCCAATAAAAATTCGTCAATTTCTTTTTTGAATTCTTTTTCTGACACAATCAATGTTGGTCTTAGATACTTTATAATCTTAGAAGATAATTCATTTACTATATTATCCGATGGTTCTTTTTTTGTTCTTCCCAAAAAACTATCTTTTATACTATATAAAAAGTTAAGGGCTTGCAGCATTTGTTCTTGATTAAGTCCAAATTTATCATTTACTATATCTATACTTTCTGCTATAACACCTTCATCACCTGCTGAAGTTTCATCTTTAAATATTTCTTTTCTATATTTTTCTAAGTTTTCCATTAATTCTCCTTTATCTCATACAAAATTCGATTAAATCATCAATATCATTAAAATCATTTTTAGAAAAGTATAAATAAGCTTTAGGACTGATTAAAACTCCTGAAAAATCACCATTGTTTTCTTTATCGTATTTTAAAACTTTGCATTCTTTTAGAAAATGAATACAAGAGCTAAAGTCTATTTTATATTCTTTACAATCTTTGTTAAAATCATCTGAAAAAAGTATGCTTTGATTTGGAAAATCATTTAAAAGTGTTTTTATAATACGTTTTGAAATAAGCTTAAAAGCTTTTAAGTTTTCCATTATTTCTCCTTTATTTTATTTTATCAAAATTTTACTTAAGCAAATAGACTTCTTTCTATATGTTTAAACATAATTTCATTTATAATTTATGAAATTGCGTAAAGCATATATTATCTGTATTCATCTGCTCTGTTATAGTTTTTGAAGCATATTTGTGGATACTAATAATATCTACTTTTTGCCAAAAAGGTCTTATATCTGTAATAATTCTATTTCCACTAATAGTTTTATCATTAACTATGCATTTAAAAGAAACAAACCAATAGGTGTTAATCTTTAAAAAATCAAACATTTTTACTCCCTTTCAATAAAAAATCCCCCTAATCATTTTTTCGCTCCTTAAAAATTTCTCAACATCTTCAAAAGCTTTAACAATAAGCTTTTTTTCATGAAAGAAATTTCTTTCACTTGGCTTACTTTTGTAAATTTTGTAAGCCTTTCTGAGTTCTTTTTTACTTATATGATTTTTATAATTTATTTTCTCGATTTTTATTTCATTTTGTTTTGCAAATTCGCAAAAACAAGTTCTTCTTTCACTAAATGGTATGATTTTTACAATTTCAAGATAATTAGAACGGCAAACTTTCATCGTCATCTCCTATTTCGATATATTTTTCATTGTTATTGTTTTTTACTTCATTTCCATAAGGATTATAGCTTTGATTTTCTTTTGGAATAAATGATTTATTATTGTCGTTATTTAAAGATTTATGCCTTGCTTTAAAAGATTTTATAGATAAAGGCTCTTTATTATTTTGAAACTCATCCATGTTTTGCATTTTTTCATTAAAAATTCTATCAAGAAAGATTTTGTTAGCAAGCTCTCCATTTTTACTTAAATATTCTTCTGTTCCAAAACCTAAAACTAAAAGTTTATTAACTAAAGAATTTAGATAAATAACTTCAGTCTGCACTCCAAAAACATTCTCATTTCCCTTTTCGCTAAAATCAAGTTCATCAATTCCAAAGAATTTCATAATAGCGTTTAATTGTCTAAATCCTAAATAATTTTCTTTTTCTCCATTTTTATTGATATAGCTAAAATCGTTATTTTTAGCTACAAAAAGATTAAAAATAGCTAGTTTTTGCTCTTTTCTGGTTAAAAATTCAAAACAAATAAAAGTATTATTGCTTCCATCGCTTGCCAATTTATCATATAAAAAGGCTTTGCGGAAAACTCCGCTATAAAGCCCACCTTCACTTAAATACTCTACGCTTGGCGAATAATTTGCCACTTCAAAACTTGCCTTAAATGCTGGTAACATTATAATCCTCCTTTTAATTGTGTTAAAAATTCATCTTTATTACTTAGAACTTCTTGTATTTTTTCACTTGTAAATAAAGAATGTTTTTTTATAAAATTGTTTTGCTCTTGGGTGTTTAAACCATTATCACTCATAAATTTTCTAAGTTCAGCACCTAAAGCTTTTATCTCTTTTGCTTTATTTTCTAAAGCTATTTTTTCATCACTACCCCAAACTTTTAAATCTTCATTTGGATTTAAAAATCGCTTTTCCTTTATTGTTTCTAATTCACTTTCATCAAGCATTCCAAGTCCGCAAATACTTAAGGTTACACGCCTTTTTGCTTTTGTGATAGCTTTCATTATTGCGTTTGCTAAATTATCGCCACCTAAATTTTTAATATTTAAAGCACCTGTATCGCAATCAGTTCTTCCATCTGGTGTTGCTGCGTAGGCTGTAACCATATAAATATCGCCAACTTGTGCCACCTCTGTTTTTGTAATACTTACTTTTCTTATTTGTCTTAGCTGATCTGTTGCTGATTTATTTGCATATAAAGTAAGTTTGCCATTTAATACTATGTATTCAAAAGGCTTTGTAAGCATGTTTAAGCTTAAACTTTCACAAAGATTTTTAACATAACTCGCTCGTTCTACATCACTAAGTTTTGATAAATCACCTTTTACCAAAGCCAACTCATAAGGATTAAAATTTATTTCTAATTTATTTTCTTCTTTTAATACAACTTCATTACTCATTTTATGCTCCTTTTTTGATTTTTAAACACATTGAAATACTTTCTTTATAAAACTCTTTAGGCACAGTAATATTTTTTTGCTCTAAAAAGCCCTTATAATCAATTGTAGTTCTACTTTGCGGATAAATTGTAATATCCAAACATCTTGCTTTTTCTCCATTTGCTAAGGCTATGAGTTCTTTTTTAAGACTTTCTAGCTTTTCTTTAATAGGTTTAATCGTGTTTTCAAGCCTTATAATTTCAATCGTTAGATTTTTTGCTTTAGTATCTTCAAGCTCTTTATATTCACTTTTTTGATCTATGATATAATCTAATATAAATTGCTTTATATTTTTAACCAACCATTCTTGATAAGCTTCATCTTTTGAAACTTCGCACTCTACAATCTCTTCTTCTTTATTCATGGCTACAAAAATGCATTTTTCTTTACCACTGATATAGAGTTGAAATTGCACTTGAGCGTAGTATTTATCACTTGGCTTTTTATTTCTTTTGATAAAATCATACTCATCTTGCGAATATTTAAACTCATAAACAACCCCATTTTCATCAATACCATCTAAGCTCGCTATAAACATTTCATTTTCTAGACTTTGCAAAACTACAGGAGTGATACTCACAGAATGTAAAAACTCAACTCTAGCTCTAATCAAAGCTTCATAGTTATTGCCTTTTTTCATAGCTTCATTTTGATAAACTTCTTTAAGTCCCAAGATGATATCTTTTGCTTCTTCTTTGGAATTAAAAGCACATTTGATACCTACGCAAGATGCTACCATCGATGCACCTATTTTTCCTTTTCTAAAATTTAACCATTCATGGCTACCTTGTTCTAAGTTAATTATTCTGCAATTCATTTTATCCTGCCTTTTTTATTTTTGGAGTGCTTTTTAAAATATAAAAAGTATTTCTCGTTTCTTTGTTTCTAACTGTTTCTATTTCATAACCTTTATTTCGAAGATTATAAATATAAGCTCCAAGCCTTGTAGTAATTCTTTTATCAATGCAATAGAAATTATCTATAATTCCATTTTTTAATAATAGTTCTAAAACTATTTTTTCTTGTTGTTTTGATGTTATTTGCATTCTTTATCCTTTAATCTTTTTACTTCTTTAATAGCTTTATCATCATTTTTAAAAACGCCTATAAGCCCTAAAGCATCAAGTATTTTTATACGAAAATTACTAAGTTTTACATTGATTTTAATTTCTTCTTCTAGCTTCAATGAAATTTCATTTATAGCAGTATCTTTTAATGCTATTACACCTTTTAACCTTTGAATTTCTTTTTCTAAATATCTTATTTTTTCATTTTTTTTACTATTTAGGAACATAGTTTCGACCTTTCTTTTATATAAAGAAGCTCATAAATTTTATTTTGCAAAGAGCTAATTTCTTTTATATTTTTCATATTTGCTTCTATTTGATCTTTTAACTCTTTTAAAAGTTCTATTTTTTCATTTTCAAGATTAGAAATTTCAGTTTTTAAAAATCTATTTTCATCTTTTAAAGACTTATTTAGCTTCATTTCTTTTCTATATTCATCTTTGCTAAGTTTAATGATGACTTGTTCTTTTGTGTGATAAGCTTTCATTTTTTTCCTTTTAGATTAATGCTTAAAAGGGACAACTGAATTCTTTAGAATAGAAAATAAAACAAAAAGGTAAATTCTCAAGTAGTTAATTTGTAAAAGTTGCCCCATTTAAGCATTAAAGGAGTTTAAGAAAAGCCGAGCAAATCTTGCAAGCTTTCTTAAACTCTTGATTTTCTGTCGTTTTTAAAGTGCAAGAAAACCTTAAAAATAGCACTATAAACAATAATAACGAGCCAAGTTTATGGATAACTTGCTAACCCTTCCGCTATACAGAACTATCAACGCGATAGTAAAGCTTAATTTTCAAGCGGTCAAAAGCTTAAGAAAGCTCTTTTTTAAAGAACTTGTTAAACTTTCAAAAAAGCTTTTTGCATTGTTTTTCGAATTTTCTAACTCTCTCTAAAAGCTCATAAGCATTTCTCATAAATTCATCTCCATAAGCCTGTAAAGATATAGATATTTCTTCATCATCTTCTAAGCTTATTTCCAAAGAGTTTTTAAAATCTTGCAAGTTTGCAAATATATTTTCTAAATTCTCTTTGCTTTCAAACTCATTTGTAATTAATTCTTTCGTTTGGCTAGAAATTCTTTTTTCTTCTCTATCAAAATAAAAATCTGTAAAACTCATTTTTTCTCCTTTTTGTTTTGTTGATAAAAGTATATAATAAAGAAACTTAATTAAAATTTAATTTAGTATATTAATTAGAAACTTTTTTAAAAAATATTTGTGATATAATTTTTAAGAATAAATAAAAATAAGGATTTTAAATAATGTTAAAAAGATTAATGGCTGTTTTATTTTTTTTAAGTTTAGTGGTTTTTATTTCTATTCTAATGATAAAAGATGATAAATATAGTAAAATTCAATATGAAAGAGAAAAATTTATATATGAAGATTTTGAAAAATATACCCAAGAACTTAAAAGTAATTATTATATATTAACAAATAAAATACCACAGATTATAGGAGATTTAATAGAAGGTGAAACCAAACATCTTCTATTAGCTGGTAATAATATTGTTGAATTAAAGTCAAAAAATGACTACATGGAAAATTTTGAGAGAACATGGGATAGACTTAATCTTTGGTGGAGATATGATAAAGTTGAAGCTTTTTTTGAAGCATGTTTTGCAACATTTATTTATTTGATTGCTTTGACTGTTTTGCAATTTATTTTAATTAAAACCACAAATCCATTCCATTTAATTTTTGAATTTAAAAAAATGTTTATTGTATCAATTTTAGTTTACTCTATATTAATTGGCTATGGATTAGTAACTTATGTAAATGCAGAATATGTAACACTTAAACCCGTTAGCGATAATTTAGAATTAGGTTATGTGCCTAGTAATTTTATAGAAGTAAGTGATTTAGAGATTTTTATTAAATATGTATTATTCTTTTCACCATTTGTTTTAAGCTTATTTTTTAGCATTTGGCTATATAAGTATAAAAAACCAAAAAAATCCTTAAAAACATTTTTAGAAAATTGGAAGGATTAATGCGATGGATATAAAAGGTTTATGAGGTATTGATTAAAAATTATATAAATCTATTTTGCCTGATATTTTATTTTTAATAGCTATATTTTTTAATATCAAATTATTATTAATTTCAAAGTCTATAATTTCTGTATCGCTAATATTAATATGGTATGTTTTATAAATATGTTCTATTTGTTTTCTTATATTCATTTTACATAAATATACATATGTAGGATCCCCATTAGACATATATCCAAAATTTGAAAAAACAAGTTCACCTGATTTTAAGGAAGGTATAAAATTAATATTATATTTTCTTAATTTTTTAATGTCTTTTTCTGATATATCTTTCACAGTAAAAGATTGTGTATATTGAAGAACATCGGGCCAATTTTTCTGTATAATATCAAATAGTTCTTGATTACACCATTGTTTATGGGGTAATACATCTATAAAATATATTGAATCATTATTGTAATACGGTAAAAAACAATACAATAAGCCCCCAGTTCTATCATACTCTTGTTTATTTTTAAGATATTCTCCTAGATGAAAATGATGAATTCCAAAAGAAGAAAACATTTTATCATTGTTATCAAATCTTTTACTAAGAAAAGGATTAACATCTTCTCCTTTTTTTAGTTTATATTCTATTTTATTAATTGTTTTCCGTATTTTTTTATTTAGAGTTCGTTCTTTAATCTCTTTTGATATAAATACTTTTCTAGGTTTAGGTGGTATAGAAAAATATATTTCTTTGAGATATTCCGCAAAATAATCTTTTGAATTATAGTTTGATAATTCTTTTTTTAATTTTGCTTCAGCACATTTATTTAATTGTATCATAATTTTTTCATAAGAAAAATCATTATTTATCACAATCAACCTTATAGCTTTTTATACTCTCAACTTCTACTTCATGATTTGGCACTTGATAACATTCTTTAAAATTATCGCCTTTTAAAATCTTAGTGTAAGAGCTTGGAATAGCAATTTGATTTCTTATTCTTTGAGGGTTGCTATCATAATTAACCAAATTTAAAACTTCAATTTCTCCAAGCTTTAAAGCTACTTGTCTTTCTCTTTTTTCAATCTTATTCCATACTTTTTGATTAATTTGTGGATTTTGCGGAGTAATATTACTCATTAAAAAAGTGCTTCTTTGGGCTTGAGTTGTTTTTCGCATTGAAGCATTAGAAAGAGTGTGTCCTCTATCATAACCGCTATTTTTATAATCACTCCATGTAGTGCGGTATTTTTTAGGTATATTTGTATCATCTTCAAAGCGTGGGCGTTTTTTGATTTGTTCGCCTTTTAGATTATCTGCTTCTAGTTTATAAGCTACAGCTTTAGTGCCTTTATAATTATAATCATAGCAATTAATATAATAAAATTTATCTAAAACTTGTGAGCAGTTTTGCTTAGTAAAATACTTGGCAAAATCTTCACTTGGTTTGTATTGATTATAATCAGCAAAGGCTAGAGTGGATAACAATGGTAAAAGTATGAGTTTTTTCATTTGTTTTCAGCTATAAAAAATAAACTCTTAACTGATTTATAAGTAGTCCAAAGTGTAATTAAAAATAAAACCCCATCTATAAAAGCTAAAATATAAGAAACACTTTCTTGTCTTTTTAAAACTAAACACAAAAAAGCAAATAAAGCACATATTATAGAAAATCTTATTGCTATTTTAAAATCATTAAAGAATTCTTGTTTTAAAGAATTTTCAGCATAATTTGGCATTATAGTTATAATAATAGTTAGTGCGGTAATTAAAAATCCGGCTAATGTTAAGGAAGCTCCTAAGATAACATCGATTTTATCAACTAAAGCTTTTAAAATCTCTTTAATTAAGTGTATCATATTCCAATCATTTCTTTAAAATATTATCTAAATTATTTTTATTTTTTTGTAACGTTTCTATAAGTTTTTCTCCAATACTTTCTAAATTTATAGCATTATTTTTATTAATATTTACTTTAATTTTATCTTTAAAAATGTCTTTAAATAAATCTATTTTTTCAGGTTTTTCATTTTTTGAACAAACTTCCATAATAAGTTTTTTAATACAATCTGTGTTGTTTGAAATAAGTTTATTTATTTTCTCTTTTTTTGATTTTGTAAATTTTTGTGTTTCTTCTAGTGAAATTTCAAATTTAATTTTAGAAACTTGTTCTTTTGCCAAAATAAAACGACTTTCTTTTGAAAGTCCGAACTCTTTTAATAGTGTTTCATTTGGTGTAGCAATAGTATAAGAATATCCTTTGATTTTTTCATATTTATATAATTTTTCTAAAGTGTCTTTATGTAAGATAATTGATAAATTTAACTCATCTTCTTTAATTCCTATAGTTTGAGAAATATATTTAAGTAAAGACGATGGTTCATAAGAATGTTGTAATTTTACATAAGCTATATAAAAAGCACCTTTTGTTTCATTAAAACATAAAGCAAAGCAAGTTTTTTCTGTAATAGCTTCATTTTCTTCTAGATATATATTTCTAATATTTCCATTAATTATATTTTCAATTTGCGGTAATTCTTCTTGTCTATATTTTTCGAAATAAAATAAATATATTCCATTTTTTTCTTTTATAAAATTTACATATGCCTTGCATCCATTAATATCGCAAAGTTGTCTATCTCTTAAATTTATTTTTAAAAACTCTAACATACTATTATAAATTTCATTTTCTTGATTAAATAAATTGGGTTTTACGCTTAGCTTATAAAAAAATACATTATATTCTTTTCGTTTTATTTTTTCTTCTTTTTTCATATTTACTCTCATCCCACCACTTCTATAAAATTTTTAAAGGTTTCAACAGCCATTTTTGATACTACAGCACCTAAGATCTCGCATTGTTCAAATTCGCTATTATCTACTTTTTTATCCTCGTATTTTTTATTTTCAGAAACTAAAAAAATATAATCTTCAAAAGGTTCTTTTTTAATTTTTTTGCAAAATAAATCATCATTTTTTCTAAAAATAACAATATCTGCATTTGAAATAGTTTGAAGTGAATTTTTGCTTCTATCCACAATAATAAAATCTCCATTAGATAAAATAGGTTCCATGCTATCGCCATTAATTTTTATAATATCATAACTCTTCTTTATAGGTATATCTAAAATTTCTTTTAGAAAATTTTCATCAACGGAAACTATTTTAACTTCTTCACTTTGAGATGAGGTTCCAAGTCCTGCACTTGCATAAATATCTGGAAAATATCTGAAGTTAATTTGATTATCATTTCTAAAAACATCTTGCAATATCACTTCGTTAAAAGGAATATCTAATGCATTGCATAAAATTTTTATATATTGTGGTTTAGGTTTTGTTTTATTATCTTCTTTAGACATCAACCATTTTTTTATTGTTGCTTCTGAGCTTTCTATGCCATTTTTATATAAAATTTCCATCAAATCTTGATATGTAACTTTTTTATCTCTATTTTTTAAATAAAATTTAAATTTTTCAGTATCAAAATGAAAATCGAATATATCTCCATTTCTTCCCATATTCTCTCCTTTTTTAGTATAAAAATTATACACTTTTTTCAAGCAAATAATGTTTCATAATTAGAAACATAATTAAATATTTATTAAGTTTCTTTATTTTATACTTTCGTTATGAAAAAAATAGATTTTTTTGATTTTACAAAAATATTGAGTAATCACTATACGGTTATTAGTGTTAAAAAGATTAGAACAAATAAATCACGCCCAAGCTTTAAAAAACAAATAGAGTTTAAAAAACTCTATGGAATACCTCATGAATTTTGGGTGGATGTTCGTAGCAATCTTATAAACATACCTAAGCGTGGGAGAAAGCGAAAGGATAGAGAATGAAGGCGATTGAACTAAAGGTTAAAAAATGGCTTTTATAGCGAGATTTTCAATAGGTTTTTTTAGTTATTTTTTAATTTGGAAAATCTTTTAGGATGATTAATGCTTGATAGGGTATTTGAAATAATAGGATTATTTATTTTTACTTTGATGATGTTGCATTTTAGACTGTTTCTAGTGGCTGGTATTTCGGCTGGGATTTTAATATCTTGCATTTATCATTATCTAAAACGCATTTTTTATCACGGTAGTGAGGACAAATAATGTATTTAAATTTATCTTTTTTAAAAACCATTTCAAAAGGAGTTTTTTTTGTAACTAATTTATATCCTAAGTTAGGATATAGTCTTTTTGTCAAATCGTTTTCTAGCTTCATATCTTTAATACAAACTCTTTTTAGTTTTTGTTTTTTAGTTAAATATAAAAACAAAGGACGGATACTTAAACCAAATAAAACACCTATTAAAAAATATAACAAATTTTCTAAAGTGGCGGTTTTTAGCATTTCGGATAAGAAAGAATTAAACATAAAAAACCTTTTTAATTTAAATTATAACATAAAGGAGAGTTGGTGATACTAAATTTTATAGCAAGTTTTGATGTAGCTTTGGGGCGTAAAAGCCTAAGAGAGAGAAAAGGCTATTTGAAATTATCAAACACTATAGCTTATGGTGGTCTTAGTGTTGATGCTTTAGCATTGTATATTCAATTAGCAAAGCTTAGTGAAAAAACGATTGTAAGTGAGATCTATTTAAGAGAGTTTATAAAAGTTAAAAATAATCAAAGAATTAGTTTAAATAGACTAAGAATTGCTAAAAAAGAATTAATTGAACTCAGACTTTTAGAAATTAAAAAGGTTAGAAATGGCTCTTTAAATTTTTATGAGTGGATTTTAAAAGATGAAAATTATCAAGTTAAAAAGCATTTTAACAAATCTTTATCTTTGCTTAAAAACAGTGATGAAAAGCTAAGCAAAACTCTTAAAAATAACACTTCATCAATCGACAGAAAATTAACCACTGAAAACGAAAAAAAAGAGAATTTGCATTATATAGAAACACACACGCACGCACGTGATAATAAATTTATAAATAATATAAATATCAATAATAATAAATTTATAAAAAAAGAGAATTTAGAAAATTTAAAAAATAATCAAGAAAAGAAAGAACGCGTTTCTAATCAAAACGCCTCTTTTGTGACGAGCTTTATTGATTTTAGCAAAAAGGAGTTAGAGAAAATGGCAAAAAAAGAGTTTAAAGTCCCAAATGCAAATGAACTCATGAGACAAATAATAGCTTTTAATGAGAAAAATGGCACAAACTTTGGTGAAGAGTTGGCTAATGATTTTATAGGCTATTGGGATGCTAGGGAATGGAAAAGAAATGGAAAAAGAATGTCAAGTGTGGCAGGAAGTCTTTATACATGGCTTAAATACGCTAAAGAAAATGAAGCAAGAAAAAATCAGCGTTTTAACAGAAAAAAAGAAGCCAATCCTAGTGTGGTTGATAGCTTGATGGAGTATTACGGAATGAAAGATGAGAACAAAAACAAGCCCTTAGGATGCTTTTAAGGAGTAAAAAATGCAAGAAAAAATACAAATTTTAATAGACTTATTAGAAATTAATAAGGCTCAAGCAACTGATATCGTTGGTAGATATCTAAAAAGCGTTGATGATATCCACTCTTTCTTAGATTTTTATTTCGAAACTTTAGAAAGAGAGAATATCGTAGGGACAACCTATGAGAAATTAAGAAGAGTTTGCAAAAGAGCTGAAATAGAGTTTAAAAAGCGTTTTGAAGACAAAGAAATTTTTTTAGAATGGCTTTGCAATAAATACAAAAATCAAGCTTGCTTTAGAGTTTTTAAAGGCGATTTTAAATACTCATATTTTGCAAATTACGGAAGCAATCAAAAAATTAAAATAAATCAAGAATCTATTGATTCTTTAATTTGCATCAATGCTTTTAAGCAAATCACTTATAAAGATGGTAATTTGATAGCTAATGGAGAATTTAAAGAAGCTTTAGTTGATTTCATGTTCAAAAATCAAGATAGGATAGGAAGAGATTTAGAGCATTCTTTACCAGTGCGAGAAATAGAAAGAGTTTTAACTTTAGATGAAATGAGAGAGCTTGAAAAAGCTGAAGAAAAAAGGCTATTTAACGAGAATAAGAGTAGATTTGAAAAAATTCTTAAAAGCAAAATGGCTTTTAAAAATATAAGCTAAATTTAAGAAAGTCTGAAATGGAAAAGTATATTTTAAAAATTGATTTAAAAAGCAACCCAGTTCCTTATAAAAGAACCACGCAAAGATCTAAATTTGTATGTAAAGATTATCTTAAATATTTAGATTTTAAAAAACTCTTGCAAATGGAGTTTAGAAGACAAAATGATATTAGCTGTTTTCAAGCCTTTGATAAGCAAAAGAAATATGAGTTTTCTTTAAAAATAGGATTTAACAGCAAAAGGCATGGCGATGGGGACAATATCGTAAAATGCGTGTTAGATGCGTTATTTGAAAACGATAAGAATGTTTTAAAAGGCGATTATGAAGTTGTGAGTTTCAAAAAATCTTTTTTAGACTTAGAAATCAAAGAATTTCATTTTAAAGAAGGGGTGGCTTGATGGCTAGAATGATGACAAATGGCAAAAGTATGACAAAAGAAGAGCTTATTTCAAAAATAGAGAGTTATTTTGATGAAAGAGTTGTCTTAAAAGAAACTAAGGAGAGTATTATTTTTGCACCCAAAACAAAAGTGGGATTAGCTGTGTATTTAGGAATTACAATGCAAACCTTAGGTGAGTGGGAGAAGGATAAGGATTTTGGAGAAATTGTATCCAATGCTAAGCAAAAATGTGAAATGGATATTTTAAATCATTCCCTAATCGGCACTTATACTCCTAGCGTTAGTATGTTCTTGCTAAAAAATCAGCATGGATATGTGGATAAACAAGAAGTTGTCAGCGATAACGTTCAAAAAATTGAAATTATAAGAAGTGAAATCAAATGAAATTAAAAATCGATTTTTCTTACACTCCGGCACAACTTAAAGTTTTTGATGATAAAAATCCACGCTTTATAACTGTAGCAAAGGGCAGAAGACTTGGTTTTACAAGGGGAAGTGCTAAGTTTGTTATCGAAAACTTGCTTTTAGGACAAAATGTTTTATGGGTGGATACCATACAAGCAAATTTACAAAATTATTACGAGTTATATTTTACACCTGAGTTAAAAAACTTGCCAAAAGATTTTTACTCATGGAGTGTGCAAGATAAGAAACTAATTATTAATGGAGCAGTGCTTCATATGAGAAGTGCTGAAAGAAGTGAAAATATCGAAGGTTTTGGATATGACCTTGTTATTTTAAACGAAGCAGGAATTATTTTAAAAGGCAGCAAAGGAGAATATCTTTGGTATAACGCCATACGCCCTATGTTGCTTGATAATCCTAAATCAAGAGCGATTATCGGTGGAGTTCCTAAAGGAAAAAATCTATTTTATGAACTTTGCAGAAAAGAACTCAGCGATAAAAATTGGAAACATTTTCAATTCTCAAGTTATGATAATCCATTTTTAAAAGAAGAGCAAATTAAAGAATTAATTGAAGAAGTAGGCGGAGAATGTAGTGAAGTTGTCAAGCAAGAAATTTATGGCGAGTTTATAGATAGCTCGAGTGCTGAATTATTTTCTCTAAGTGAAATTGAAAATGCGATGAGCAAGAACTCTTTTAGTATTGAAAAAATGCAAGGCGAGAATATTTGGGGGCTTGATGTAGCAAGATATGGAGATGATAAGAGTGCTTTAGCAAAAAGAAAAGGTTTTGTAATTTATGAGATTAAAAAATACTCACAACTTGGAACTATAGAATTAGCAAACAAAATACTAGCCGAATACAATCAAAGCGAAGATAAACCAAAAGGTATTTTTATAGATACTTGCGGTCTTGGCGTTGGCGTATACGATGTCTTGTTAAATTATGGTTTGCCTGTATTTGAGGCAAATTCTGCAAATTCTGCAACCAGTAATGAATACTTAAATAAAAGAGCGCAAATGTATTTTACATTTGCTAAAAACTTAAAACACATGGAGCTTGTTAAAGATGAAGAATTAAAAAAAGATATGAGAATGATTGAATATGAATATAGCGACAAGGGGCTTTTAAAGATAGTTTCAAAAGAACAATTAAAAAAGAACTATGGCAAAAGTCCTGATGTTAGCGATGCGGTGGCATTAACTTTTTTTGAAAAACTATACAGCAGAAACAATACTAATGAAGATTGGAGTTATGATGGCTGGTGAGTTTTTAATGATCTATGATGCAATTGATGTAAACAAAATAAAAAAGCTTTCAAATTTAAGCGATGAGGCTATAAAGTCAAGTCTTGCAAATGAATTTTTAGAGCTTGTATCAGGGTTTAATAATATTTCTAAAAAGAAATTTAAAAGAGAATTTGCGGAGTTTTTATTTGAAAAAGGAGTGAATGAAAAAGATATTTTAAAAATAACAAATTTAAGCAAAACAACAATATGGAGAATTATGAATGAAAACAAAAAGAACTAATGATGAGAGAGTGTCGTTTTTAACACAACTCATTAGCGAAAGTAAAAGTGGATATGAAAATTACAAACCACACTTTAAAGAGTTGCAAGATGCTTATTTGCTTGAAAATAAGGTAATGCAAAAACTAAGAAAAAGAAATAAATCAAGCATTTACATACCAAAAATAAACGCTAAGGTAAAGTATTTAATCACTAGCTTAAATGATGTGTATTTTAATAGTGAGAGAATGGCAGATATTGAAACTTACATTAATAGTGATGATACGATTATAGAGCTATGGCAAAACGCGATTGATTTTTATAGTGGAAAAATCAATATGTTTAAGATTTTTCAACCGCTTTTCTTAGATGTTTTACTTGTGGGAACAAGTATAGCCAAGGTTACTTGGCATAAAGGAATGCCACGCATTGAAAGAGTAGATATTGATAGTATTTATTTTGATCCAAATGCGTTAAATAGCGAGGATGTAGGATATATAGTCAATGAAATTTACCTAACCTATAATCAAATCCATGAAAGACAAAAGCTAGGTTTTTATAAAAAAATTGAAATTAAAAAGCTTTTTGATGAAGATGATGAGTATAAAAAAGTAAAGCTTTATGATATTTATGAAAGAAAAAACGATGATGAGTGGGTGGTTTCTACCTTATTTGAAAATAATTTACTTAGAAATGAAGTTACTTTGCAAGATGGACAGCCTTTTATCTGGGGTTCAATGCTACCACAACTTAAAAAGATAGATAACGAAAACTATGTAAGTGCTTATGGCGAGCCTATAATGGCTTCTGCTATGCCTTTGCAAGATGAAATTAATATAACTAGAAATCTTTTAATAGATGCAGTAAGAACTCATATCATGCCTAAAATAATGATGCCAAAATCAATGGGAGTAAGCAGAGAAGATATAGAAACCTTAGGAAAACCAATATATACAGACGATCCAAAGGGTGTGCAAATATTACCACCACCAAATGTAAATAGTGCGGGAATGAATTTACAGCTTTTAGAAAGCGAACTCACAGAAGTTACAGGAGTTAGTCCACAAAACAATGGAGCTCAAACTGCACAAAATGAAACAGCAACAGAAATTAGCATAAAAGCACAAGAAGGTGGAAGAAGAAGTGCTGACTACATAAGACAGTATAACGAAACTTTTATAGAGCCTTTATTTGATAGATTTGCAATGCTTGTTTTTAAGTATGGAGAAGATAGTTTTTTTAATGGTTTTCAAAGAGAGGATATACCTAGTTTTAGATTTAAAATTCAAACCGGCACAGGTGCCATGAATAAAGAAATTAGACGCGCAGGAATTCAAGCTAGTATGCAAGTTTTTTCACAATTATATCAAATGTATATGAGCATAGGCGATGCAAATTCTGCTTATGGGATTATAAATGCTAGTAAAGAACTTACTAAAGAATTATTACCAATTTTAGGTGTAAAGAATGTAAATAGTTTATTTGCTTTTGAAAATAATGAAGATATTAATCCACAAATGCAAGGAGAAGCTAATGCTTAATATTGAAATTAAAAGTGATATATCTAAAACTAAAGGAGGAAAGAAATTAATAGATTTTATCAAAGCAAAATATAGTGAATGTTTTTATATAGCAAAAAATAACGATGAGAAAGAGTTAAGGTTAAAAGCTTTAGATACTATGGCTTTTTTAGACATAATAATCAATAAAATAAAGGATGAAGAAGATGGAAAATGATGCTTTAAAAGATTTAATAAATGTCATAACAGATGATGATAAAGGACAAGTTGCTAATAATGGCGATGAACCTACGCAAGTAGAAGATAATGAACCTATGCAGGTTGCTAATGAGAACGAGCCTGATTATAAGGCGATGTTTGAAGCTTATAAAAGTGAAAATGACAACAAATTAAATGCTTTAATGAGTGAGCTTGAAGCTTTAAAAAATCCAAAAAAAGAGCCAAGCGAACAAGAATTACAAAGAGAGCAGTATTTAAAAGAATTAGGACTTGATGAACTTGATGAGAAATTAAAAAGGCTTGAAGAGCTTGATAAAAAGCAAAAAGACAAAGAAGAGCAAGATGCACTAATCGCTAAATACGCACAAGTAGAAAGCGAGTTAAGAAAAGCCTATCCTGATGCGGATTTAAAGGCTATGGCAGAACTTGCAACAAAATTAAATGGTTTAGGCGAAGGTAATATTGACAGCTGGAAAACCTTGCTTAATTTGGTCGGAAAATCAAATAATGCCAAAAAAGCTGAAGATTTATCAAGTGCAAATAATAATGTAAGAACTAGTGATTTTAACGATAAGTTAAAAAAAGGCGAAGTTAGCGAGATAGATCTAGGCAAAGAATTATTAAGTTTAGTATAAAGGAGAAATTATGGATTTTATAACAGCTTTAAAAGGTGGTACAGGATTAGGCTCTAGTTTTGCAGATACTTTGATGAAAACAAGCAATTTCACTCCAAATTTAGCAAGTAGCAGTGGTGGTTTTTTAAATGGATTAAAAAATTCTTTTAGTAATTTTGGAGATTGGTTATTTAAAAGTTCTGATGCAAATAAAGTAACTAATTTTGATAGATTAGGAAATGTTTTAGGCGGTGCTGGTGCTTTATATGGTGCTTATAATCAGCAAAAGATGGCACAAAAGAATTATGAGCTACAAAAAGATGCTTATAACTTTAATAAATATCTAGCTAATGAAGAGTTAAACAGAAGAAAAAATATGGAAAATAAACTTCAAAATGTTTGGAGTAATTAAATAGATTTGGATTTAAGGAGTTTGTTTAAAGGGTAAATCTTAACCCCTTGAATAAGGGGCTTTGTTTATTGATTGTTAATTTGCATTGACAACAATAATACAAAGTAGTATAATAACTATTAAGATTTGTAGCATCTTATTTCACCGCCTTTCTAGGTGGTAATTTAGTGCTAAGGGTGGCGACCCTTAGCACCACACCTTTTAAAATTATACACAAACTTCCTTAAATCCTTTATTTTAAAAGAAAGAATAAAGGAAACAAAATGGCATTTTATAACCCACAAAGAGTAGTATTTAATCCTGATACAGGCGTTATACAAAACGCAGGAAAAGTAGGCGGTGTTTTGTATGATATCATGAGTAAGAGTTATGATGATAAGGTTAAGGCAAGTCAATTCCAACAAGAGCAAGATTTAAGAAAGCAACAAATGGAATTTAATCAGGCTATGCAAAATAATCAGCTTTTGCAAAATGAGAGAAATTTTGATTATCAAAAGGAAAGAGCAAATATAGCAGATCAGCAATGGCTAATGAATTATAATCAAAGAGCTATACAATATGCCATGCAAAATGCTTTAAGACAGCAAGCAATAAATGCTAATAAGGCTTACAAGGATTTAAATTATCAAAAAGGATTATTAGAACTACAAAAATTGCAAAATGAGATAAATGCAAAACAAAAAGAGCAAGATTTATTAAATGGAGTTCTTAGTAATAGTCAAGGTTTAGATAGTCAAAACAATGCAAATTTACAAAACAATACAAGATATAAAGCAGACGCTCAGTTTTTAGATTTAGCAAGTAAACAAGGTAAAACATATGATACAACCCATGGTTTTTGGAATGGAGCTATAGAGCGTGGTTTTGGTGGATGGGGAAGTCAAAGCACAGATTTAAATGATGCAAGTGATTTATTCTTAAAAAGAATGCAAAGTGATTTATTAAGAGGTGGTAAAAATGCTAAATGGAATTTAGAGAATATACAAGCCAATTTCCCTATTAATGGTTATACTATGGAAGCAAATAATCAAAGGGTAGCTCAAGCATTAGCAGGAGAATGGTTAGCAGAAGCTCCAAACTCTTTTAAAATGGAATTAGCAGAAAGACTAGGAAACGCAAAAACAAATATTGAGAAACAAAGTGCTATAGAAGATTATAAAAATAATATGGATTTTTATAATAATTATGCTCCAAAGGTAAAAGCTTTTTATTGGGATGAAAAATACTCAAAACCTAGTAAAAATGCAGTAATTATAGATAATTCAACAACTAATCAAAATATACAAAACGATTTAGCCAAAAATATATTAGAAGTGCAAAATCAAAATACACCAAAATTACATAGCGTTAGTTTTAATGGAATTAATGCTCAAATATCAGAGCCTGATGCTAATGGTAATGTAATATTAGTTAATCAAGCAGGTAGAAAAATGCAAGTTAGCATAGAAGAATTAAAAAAACAAGGATTAATACAATGAATATAAGAGAATTTTTATTAGAAAAACCACAAGAAAATAACATTATTTCATTTTTGCAAGATGGAGCAAGTCAAAGTGAAAATCAAAATACAAGTGAATATTTATCAAATTTAAAAAATGAAGTAATAAATGATTTTTATAAAAATAAAGATAAATATGCTAAAGAATATGAAAAATATAATTTCAAAGACCAAAATTTAACAAATCCTATGGGCAATATTAGTGAATATAAAAGGGATTTATATGATTATAATAAAAATCCATCCATGAATGCTGATGATTTAAGTAATTATATTTTAGATAAGCAATCTAAAATTAATGCCTCTAAACCTATTTTTGCTGATGATAATGAAGTAGTAAGAAAAAGTAATCAGTTTATGAGAGATTTAGGCGATGAGTTGCAAAAATCAGGGCGTGGAAGATTATTGCAAGATGATGATGGATCTTATTGGGTGCAAGATAATAACGGAAATTATTCTAAAGTGCAAGGTAGCACAATGGGTGATTTATATCGTGGATTAAGAGATAATGGTGCTAGTATGGCTTTAGGAACAGCAGGTGCCATTGGCGGTACAATGCTAGGTGGCGGAGTTGGTATGGTTGCAGGTGGTGCATTAGGTGCATCTTTAGGGGCAGGATATGATTACTACGGAAATACAAAAGATACAAATCAAGATATGAATTTAAAAGAAGCTCTTATGCTTATGGGCGAAAATGCAGGACTTTCTTTAATAGGAGATGCAGCTTTTGCAGGAGTTGCCAAAGGAGCAAGAGTTTTAAAAAATACCTATAACATGACTAAATCAGGAGCGCAAGCTGGTAAAGATATGATAGATGGCATGGCAGTAAAAGGTGGTAATTTAAAAGAAAATATAGGGGATAAGCTTAGAAAAATAAGCCCTAGTATTTTAAATGATTTAGCTTCACAAGGTAGCGAAACTTCAAAAGCTTATGCAAGAGAGCTAATAGAAAGCGAAAATAGAAATTATGATGATATATTGCAAAAATCAAGAGCTATGCCTTTAGAAGTTAATCAAGGAAATGCATTAGTTGATGGAGTGGCAAGCAAAATAAAAGATTTCTCAAATACTGCAAAAAATGGTTTTGTAAAAAATACAGCAGACAACGTAACTAATTCGCTAAATAATATTAGTAAAAATATAGGTTCAAAAGAAGCAGCACTGAATCAACAAGATCTTATTAATCTTTCTTTTATGAATGATGATTTAGCTAATATGGCAAGAAGTGTTTTAGCAAATGACCCTAAAATGGCAAATAAGGTTGCAAACTCTTTACACTTACAAGATGAGGCTATATTAAAAGAGTTAAATTTAAATAATGCTTCTAAGGCTGATGAGCTTTATGCTTTAAGAGATGCTAGAGCAAAAAGAGCTTATGATGAATTTGGAAAAGGACTTGATAAACTAGATGAACTTAATCCAAATGGTGTAAAAGTAGATAAGCAAACCATAGATGATATAGTTTTAAACTCAAGTGTTTATAGTGAAAGCACACCAGCTATGATAAAAAATTTTATTCATGAAGCAAAAAGCGGTGCATTAGATGGTAAAAGCGTTAAAGAGATTTACGATAGAATTGATGCTATAGGCAATAAAATAAAAGAAAGCTCAAGTTACAACTATAAAGATTTTTTAAATAGCTTAAAAGACGCATTTTTAGAAAATATAGTAAAAAGTGCTGATAATCCCCAAGAAGCAAAAGAGATTTTAACCAAGATTAGAAAAGATTATGCAGATTTTAAAGTATATGATAAAAGTAAATTAGGAAAAAAACTAGAAGGAAGTGAAAAAGAGATATCAAAAGATATAGATAAAATACTTAATGAAACTAATCCAAAAAAGAATTATGAAGCTATAACAAAAGGACTTAATGATGATGAGATTAAAGTTTTAGATAATCAAATAATAACTAGAGCTTTAGAAAAAAATAAAGTAAATATAGGAGATGCCAATAATCCCAAATTTGCAGTAAATTATAAAGCGGTCATGGATAATTTTGAAAACTTTAAACCAAAAAGCAAATCAGGACAAGAGAAGATTGAAGTTTTAAAAACAATAGGTGATTTACGTACTAACTTTGAAACTGTAATAGATGGTATTTTAAATTCAAAAGCAAAAGAACTAGGACATGGAATAAGTACAAATTTCATAGAAAGAGCTAAAACAATGCTTGTTAATAATTTCACTGATTATATAGCTTTTTATTTTATGAGATTATGGGAAGTTGGCAAAAGAGCTGGAACAAGAATACAAATGCGAAGGGGGTTTAGTAATATAAATAATTTAAAAGATTTTGATAGATCGGCTAAAGAATTTATAGAAAGTATTAAAGATAAAACACTCAAAGAAGAAGCACAAGAGGCTAGAAAAGAATTTAATTCAAAAGTTAAAGATTTAATCAAAGGCGACAACTTCTTCATGGATAAAACTGATCCTAAAGACAATTCTTTAAGATTTATAGGCAAAAATGGCAAAGAGTATACTATAAATAAAGATGTTAGAAATGAATGGATGAAAACTTTCAATCTTAAAAATATCGATGATGAATATATCCCTAATATACCAAAAGAAGCAAAGATAGCTTTAAAAGATAGAGAAATAAAACTTACAAAAGGAAGTTTACTAAAGCTGATTGAAAAAGATAGAATTAAATACATACCACATATCAAAGAAACTTTAGAAAGCCCACAGGCAATCTTAAAAGATAAAGATGATTTTATTTTTATTAAAAATATAGATAATCAGACTTATTTTACAAGTATAGGCAAAGACTATGAAACGCATTTGACTATAATTAGCAATTCGCCAAAGAAACAAAATAATATAAAAAATAAAATGAAAAATGCTGAAGTAGTGTATTATAATAATGCGAGAGCCTTACCGACATCTAGGGCATCTTCAGAGACAAAGCAAGTGTCGTTCTCTAACGAAAATTCTACCCAAGCTAAGCCTAAAAAAAACTTAATGGATGATATAAAAGAGAACATTAAGAATAAAGAAGTAAAGAAAAAGAATAAAAAAAGCGTAAAACAAAGGCTTGATGAAAAAATACAAAATGATAAAAAAGCTAGTGAAGATATTCTAAAAAGATATGATAATTTTCTAAAAGAGAATAAAGATTATAATCTTGATTTTTTAGATAATATGAATTTAAATACTGTTGAATACAACTTAACTAGACAGATGATAATCAATGCCAAAGAAAGCACAAATAAAGGTGTAAAAAAAGATATTCCAAGTGCTTTAAGGGGTAAAATCGAACAAGAATTAAATATACAACCTTTAAAAGAATTTGGCGAAAATTATGCAGAATATTATCACGATGGAAAAGGTGCTTTACAAAAACTACTCATTGAAAAACAAGGACAGGTAGCAGGTGCTTTTCATAGAAAAGATTTAGGTGATATTGATTTGGTTTGGGGAGATGGAAACTTTGGATTAAGTCATATTGTCAATCGAAGAGAAGAAGATTTCATTAAACAAGGGTTAAATAAAATAGAAGCAAAAAATAAAGCTTTAAATTTTATAAAAGAAATAGAAAATATTATAAATAATGGAAATGTAAAAAAAGGTAATAATAGAGCTTTTATTGAAGTTAAGAATAGTAGAGTTATGGTAGCACTTGATTATAAAGGTAAAGATAAAAAGTGGATTATAACTGCATATAATTTTTATTAATATTATCGCCCCTAGCTTAGCCGA